TGCACTTGCAGTTCCATTACACCCGTCAATGTTGCCGTATCTATCGGCACACATATAAACTTCAAACAGACTTCTCTCCTGATTGAGATAGTCTTGATTATTCTTATTCCACTGAGCCATTATTCACTCCACGACAATCTTTCAGGTTGATACCTTTGTATGGTTTTAACGCCTGATGTATTTAACTGAGCTGGATAAACGTTATGAACAATCGCTCCAGGATATTCTCCTTGAATCTGTTCTGCAAGTTCGTTTTTGGAAAGCATTTTGCCTTCTACTTCTAAACGATACATTTTTCCTTCCCAGACAACATCAGCAAAGAAAGACTCTTGTGTCTGTTCTGGTTGAGAAGCACCTACATTTAAGGTGCCATTAAAATCACCATTGATAGTGATACTTTCTGATAGAAACTGTTGAAAACTTTTCATTGATTAACACTTCCAACGACGACGGGCTTTGCAGATTGCTTTATCGGGATCTTTTGAGCAATCGATGTTATGCATGTCTTGCTGCCCCTTAGAGCGGGAGCAGAAGGACTTTCTACGCTTGGCATCCTTACTACCTGGTTTTGGATCACCAGTTACGGCAGTCTTGAGTTTGGAACCTGGGTTCTCACGGCGATATGCCTTAACTGCCGCAGGACTCATACCATCAGTTTTGTCCGATTTGTTAACTTTTTGCCAATCCTCACCGAACAATTTTGGACCCTTTGACTTTCTTTCGGCTGCCGCCTTTTCTCCGGGATTTGATGTGTTTCTGGCTAAGTTGCCAATCTTCGCATCCTTTTGGGCGGCTCTATGCTTTTTTGCATCAATCTCATAACTTTCCTTCTTGACACAGTTTGGATATTTCTTCCCAAACATTGTCTTCATTCCTTTTTTCTCATATCCTTTCCAACATGCTTCATCGAGAGATTTCAAATCTTCTCTCCAATCGGAGAAACTTTCTTTTGCGGTTTTTGTTCTAGTCGATGAATAAAGTCTCTTATTTCCTACACCAGGAATAAATTCTCCCAGTTCACCCTTTGCCTTATCATTGTGATCTGTGTCACCATCAACATCAGTATCGATTCTCTTTACTGCTTTTTTAACAAGTTTACCCAATTCCTTGGAGGGAACTTCGTGAGGTGTATGTGCAGATGAATGAATCTCATCAATCTGAACACCCTTGATTGGTTCTGGTTTGATGATATCTACAAACTCATATTCCATTGCCTGGAAATCATCTCTCCAGTTAGAGAACTCGAAGGATTCTGATTTGTTGCCCCAATTGTCTGCACCAGCCTTACGGCACTTAACAAGTGCTCCAGATGCATATGCAGAAGGCCAGACAGAGTAACGTGACTTTACCTTATGATAGCAAGCATCCTTTGTTCCGCTACCTGCACCTTTTTTATCCTTTGTTGCTTCTGTAGTGTATTCCATTGATTCCTGTGTTTTAGTGTCTCCTGAAGGATGCTTTTTATAATCTTTCTTGTCTTTAAAAGTTCTTACCATTGTGGGTTTTGCACTACCACTCTTTTGTTGTTGTCCAGGATCTTGTCTACTCTTGCGAGCATCAGCACTTCTAATCTTTTTCTTACCCTCTTTGGTTTTTTTCAAACCAGCAAGTCTTCTGGAAGAATAGCACTTTGGAGTTTTAGTTTCTCCTGGTTCATTGGCACAAGGAGAACCATCAGATTGAACCCAACCAGGTTTTCCATCTTTTGATTTGGACTTGCCAAACCATGCATGAAGTGAACCACCTTCAGTCACATCAGTTTCTTCATTGGCAACATAGTCTGCAGCAGTATCAATATAGTCTGCTGCTTTGGTGATTTTAGATTGAACCCATGCTTGCAGTTCGCCCTCACCCTTTTTGCCCATTTTTTTATTCAGGCGTTTAGTGGCATTATTAATGGTTTTCAGTTCAGAACGAGCCATGGAGTATTCATGATCTTTCTTTTCTTCGCTCATTTTTTTCTTGCGTCCTTGGCAATGGGCACGTTGACTAAATCCCTTTGGGTTATCACAATCAATTGATTTTTTATATTTTTCGGTCCAACCCATTGGAATAAGATATTACTCTTTATTATTTAGAAAACCTTGCTTGAGTAGTTTTTGAAGTTCTGATGTTGAACCAACAAACAGAGCATTATTTGTGACATTGTTAGTTGTTTTCTTAGTATCTTCCTCAACATCTTTGAGTTTTTTCTGCAAGTCAATCAACTTATCTGTTGTGTCCGCAACACTCTTAATCAACTGTCCAGCAACTTCATATGCTCTTGGACTACCACCTTCACCGGCAAGTTCCATAATTCCATTGATTGCTTCCTGTCCCTTTTCAATCAATGAATACAAATTGGCACGAGTATACTCATAGTCCTTTTCAATATCATTTTTTGTTTTGTCGGCAGGTTTTATTTGAGATTTTTTTTCAACCTCAACTATGCCACTCTCAATATCGAGTGCATCGTTAATAGACTCATAATTATCAGACATAGTTATTAAATATCAGTTTGTCTTGTAGGACTATATTCTTTAGAGTCTGAGAAGAATTCCCAGTTCTCAGTGAATCCGAAGTTGTCCTCTGGATCTGCATTGATTGGATCTGGTTGGACAGTATAACGAACCTCACGCTTAGCGGTTTGTATATTTGTATCGGCATACATATCAACCTGAACCTTGCGAATGAGTCCGTCTGTAGAGTCGGCAACAGGACCGAACATGTAAGTTTTTGCAGTGAACCTTAAAGTATAAATTAATGCTCTTCTGGTAGAGAAATCTCCTTCATAATCATCTTGCATATCAATGCTATCTAGAACAATGGGAACATCCCTTTTCTCCCCGATAGAATCAACCAAATCTACAGTTAGATTAAAGGATGGTTGGAAGAAAGGTAAAATCTGTTCGATGATTTGTAGGATATCATCACTCAATTTCGCATAGATGCTCAGTTCAAATCCAATATTATATGGAACTGGCATGTATACTTTTTTCACATTTCCAGCATCATCACTAGCCTTGAACGTTTGTGTGACACTTGTCTTTCTAGTTGGATCATATTGAATGCTTGTCATCTCAAATGACATTCTTGGCAGAGTGATTGCAATTGGTTTTTTTAAATCTGCCTGTTGTTGTATCTTTGCTAAGAACTTTTGAGATGGACCGTACGACAATCCTACCTTGGTTTCATCCGCTACAGTACCATCTTTATTCAAATGTCTAATATAGACATTGTTAAAGAGTGTTCCAAAACTAATAATAGTTTTGCGTATAATTTCGTGATAAAAATAAGTTCCTAACATTAATATTCTCCAAAGGGATTAGATTCTGTGAAATCTAATAGCGAGTCTGCTTCAGTCTCAATCTCTTCATTAGTGTCATAAGATTCCTCATGACTATTTGTATCATATGATTTAAGTATATAGGAAGCAGAGGATGCCGCACCAACAATGGATTCTCCTGGAGTGAATTTACCATCATTAATTGCCACATAAAGTTCATATGGTGGATCTGAAACACTGATATCGTTTCTAATCCTAAATCCTCTAACCTGTGCAGTGGTACTACTAATAGAACCGGTAACAGTTTCATTGTATATAAAGGTTCCAATACCAGTAGAACCTGCTGTGGAAATAGCAACCGTTGGAGCCGAAGCATATCCAGAACCGGCATTAACTATCTGCAATGCTGTTACCGTTCCTTCAACTGTTTCAATTGTGGCAACAGATGTTGCAGTTACACCCGCACCAGCAGGTCCTGTAATTGTAACTGTTGGAGCAGTAAAGTATCCGTTTCCAGAATCCGTTATTGTGAGTAGTCTAATACCACTATCAACAACAACCGCTGTAGCGGCAGCACCAACACCATTGCCTCCAGTTATTGTTACCAAAGGTGGATTTGTTGCAGTATAACCAGTACCAGCATTTGTAATTCTAATGGACTCAATTGAATAAACGCCACCAGCTTCTGTTGTAATTGCAACTGCTGTAGCAGTTATACCACCACCAACAACAGGATCTGCGATAGTAACGGTTGGTGTTGATGTATAACCTTTTCCGTCATTATTCAATACAATTTGTCCAACCATATCATTGCCACCAAGAGTTGCTGTAGCGGTGGCGTCCACTGCACTACTCTCTAATTGAAGTGTGGTGATGTATCCTTCGTCTTCTACAACTCTATCAACTTCATCAACACCAGTATCAATATCCTCATTTTCATATTCAAAGAGTTCGCAAAGGAGTTCATAAACGTATGTCTTGTTTAATTGGTAGAAAGGTTTTTCTGCTTCTACTCTTTTGATTTCAAATAATCTCTGCCCAAGAGGGAAATAAATTAAATCACCTTCTCTGGGACGAGTAATCAAATTGATATCATAATCGGTGATATTTCCATCAGTAATCCCTTGCTGAAGACCATCCAAAAATGGTGCAATAAATTCTTCAAACCTTTCTTGAGAAATAATCAAATTAATTTCATTTTTCAATCTAAGTCCAAACTTAGTCATCAAATCACTACCTGGAGCGTATCCCTCATAATTATCAAGATACGCTTCAATGATAAAATTATCATCAAACTTTGATGTTTCTACTTCCTTTAAAATATTATCAGTTCTTATAAATTTTCTTGGAATATAATATACATCAATTCCATAAATTTTCAACTGCTCATTAATCAAATCTTGTATTAAATACTGCTCATTAGCAGAACCTTGTAAAAAGAAAGGATTTAGTGCCATAATAATTAACCAATAAAGTCCAGAGGTGGCAATTCGTATTCCATAGACATTCTTTGTTTAATGTCTTCTAATTCTCTTTCAGCATCCTCATAAAGTTGTCTTCCGTTTAATTCAATACCACCAGGAAGTTTTACACCATTAAACTTGATGAGGTTCTGTCCCCACTGTCTTTTAATCAATGCTGTCAGATACTTTTTCACAAAACTATCATTGTATATTTTAGAAAAATCGTCTGGATCTAATGCTCTATAGCAATCAATAACAAAGAAAGTATCTTTTGATTGAGAACTCCAATCAATATCCAAATACAATCTATTTTGTCTCTTGTTAAATCTTATTTGCTTGTCTGTGGTAAGTAGAAAATCAATATCTTCAAGATATGATTTTGTCATTGAATATTGTAATAGTTCAACTGAGTTGAAATAGTATAAATCGTTGAGGAACAGTTGATATTTGATACTGAACATTCCACCAGAAATTGAACTGGTATCAAATTTGAATATTCTTTCAATACCAATTACTGAATCTGGAACCTGAACATAATTTGAAGATTCGTAGAAATTAAATGTGGTTGCTGCCCCAACTATTGTCGATGTTCCTGTTGTTGTGACGATACCAACTCCAGATGTTCCGTTTGAAATTTGAGATCCAGAACTAGAAGCAGATCTTCCTCTATCAAGATCTTCCTGAGATACTTTGTATTTTAAATACATTCTTTCAACACCATCATAATGACGTTCGTTGAAATATTGAATGGCGTCATCTACTAGATCATCAATTTGTTCGTCATCTACATTAATCTCTAGGACGGGTGCTCCCAATCTTCTCAGACAGTAATCGATTAATCCTTGCTTTGTGCTTGGCTTAGCCATTAGAATTCTCCTCCATCAATAGTGTCCGTCCATACGGGAGTCCCTATTCCTGATGTTACTTGTGTTGTTAATATATATTCACTCGTGCTTATTGCAGCTTCCGTGCTAGCAGAGCTTACTAATTTGCCAGAGGTATTAAAGTACCCTATTCCAGTTTCGGCACTAAAATCATCATCATAAAATAATCCCTCAGTTGCACTTACAAAACCAACAACGGTTACGTCGTTATTAATATCAACGGCACCAGCAAAAGTAGATACACCAGAAACATTTAAGTTGTCTAATTCGGTGTGTCCATCAACATCAACATCACCATTAAAGTCGGCAGAACCAGCAAATGTAGAAACACCTGATACATTTAAGTCATCAAGTTCAGTATGCCCATCGACATCCAAATCTCCGTTAGCATCAATAGCATCGGAAAATGTCGATACTCCTGTTGTAACTTCAAGTCCTGATGCAAACGTTGCAAGTCCAACAAAAGTTGATACTCCTGTGACTTTTAAATCAGTAAATTCATTTGGAGCGACTTTAATTGCTTCTTCAATAGTTGCTGTAGTAACAGCATCAAGAGATAAGATATTTTGAAGTTCCCTACCACTACTGATTACTTGTGTAGAACCAATACTGAGAGAAAAAACGCTAGTGACACCAGAAATATTAACGCCATTGAGAACATCAACGGCGGCATTTATATCTAAATCAGATGCAAAAGTTGCTATACCAACAACAGAAACACCAGCTCCAACATGCAGATATTCGCCAATACCGACTCCACCACTGACAACTAATGCGCCATTTGTTGGAAGAGTAGAATTTGTAGTATTGGTAAAATAAGCAATTCCCTCAATTGTGGTTGATGCGGAATCAATCACACTTGTCATTATGAATGCAGATGATCCCGTATCCCAAACGAGAATCATCCCATCTTCAGTCTTTAGCGTTGAGTTTAAGTCTGAAGCATCAATTAGACGTGATGATGCAGTTGCCGAACTTGTTAGTACGCGAACTGTATTTTGTGAACCAACCCTAGCTTTTATGGTAGCCATTACCTAGTTACTCCCGCTCTTACCAATGCAGCGCCTTCTACTGGTTTTGAAATGGCTCCTCCACTAGTGGTTAATTTGACATCATAAACATACCTGCCAGGTTTTAAATCTGCAGTAATTGTCGATGCCATAGATATTTGAACTTTACCTTTGGTAGCATCGGTGATAGTTGAAGCAAAAGAAACCGCTGTAGAACTGGTGTATGTTTTTCTAAGTTGAGATTCAACTGTATATCCAGTTAAATTGAGAAGAGTGGCAGTTGCCGTGTCCTCCAACTGAAAAGTAGTATCAAAATCAAATCCCTGCTCTATTACTATATTTGATACAAATATTGCCATTATTCAGATGAGCACGTATTCCTTTAGATATTTATATTTGATTCACTCCCATTGAATTCGCTATTTATTCAAAAACTCTTTCAGTAGAGATTTAATCTCTTCAATATCACGTTTCATATCATCAAGTTCTTGCCTTTCCAAGTTTTTTCTCTCAACTCTTTTGACATAATTATTATAGGCAATTGTATCACAATTTACAATTGCCCCAGTCTCCTCATCCCTGTAGAGATGAGGATGATCTTTCACTTTAATCAATTTACTCATTTCAGTGCAATTGTTCTGAGATCTTTGATTCTTGGAGGATATGCTTGATTCGTTCCTGCCATGACAATCTTAATTCTATATCCAGTAAAGTTGCCAAGATTTTCGGCACTAAACTCATACTCTAAGAATTGATTGTCTTCACTGTCTGGAACTCTTACATCAGATCTTCCACTGTTATTTGCAGAATTTACGACATTGAATCCACCATCACCAGTTGATGTGAGGTTATCATATCCTGGGAATAATTCAAACTCCTGCTCAACAGCGGATGAATCTTCTCTTACTAAACTGTAAAGAACTCTAATGTCTGCAGATTGATGTCTATATGCTGTCAAAAGAACCTTGAGAGAAGATGCAGGTTGTGCCAGATTTACAACATTTGAAACATATGTTGCAGAGTGAGGATCACCTAAGAATGACTTGACTGCAGCATTAGTTGCATAATCACTCACTGGACTGTTGACATTGTTGCTTGTAAACTCAACTGTAGAATCATCCAAATAAATGATTGGTGAGAGATTCTCATCTTCAGTATTAAGAGTTAATGCTGCAGTGAAAGATCTTCTCCCAGCGACATTATTAAATACTGTTTGATTTAGTTCATTGACTCTAGAGCAAACAATTCGTGTAGAATCCAGAGAATTGGACTCATTTAATAATACTGTATCGACAGTATTAAGGCGTTGGAAGGACACTTCACTACCATCAATACTAGTTCCTGTAGTAGTTCTAACTACTGCAGTTACTGATGTAAGTTTTCCAGGAGCACTAACATCAAATCTTGGTGTGACTTCATTGAACACAATATTTTCAGAAGCAACTATATTGTCCCCACCACCAATTAATCCAGTAAACGACAATTGAGGTCCAGTAGAAGTATCTACACTTCTATCAAGTCCATAAGTGGCACTCCTATCAATTTCAATATA